ATATTACGAATACCAGTAACATTGATATAGATACTGCTGACCATGGTACTACCCCACTCGATTCATTAAAGAGGGATTCAGAAGTTGGATCAAAGGTAGGTCTGGCTGCTAAAAAGAAAGTCACTGTTGAGAGATTTGTACAAGGTGTAGAGCGTCTGCTTAGAACTGGACTTACAACAGATCAGTTGAAGAAAGATTTTGCTGAATATATTGCATCTCATGTTGTTACTAATTATCTTCCGTATCAAGATAAGATAGAATTATGCAAGTCTGTTTTTAAAGCTGCGAATTACGTGACAAGAGGCGAAGGTAACGGAGCTATCACTGCTTTTGTGATGAATACTCCCGCTCAGAATATGCTGTTTGATTTGGCACTGGTTGATGCATATACAGATATTGAAGTCAGATTTAAGAAGCATTCTCTTGATGATTATAATCTGCTTGAGCAGTATGATTGTATCAGATTGATTAAGAGTTCTATTCCTGATTATGAGGTTGAGAAGTTACATGCCGTAATGGATATGGTCATAGATGATGTATTTGAGAATGAAAGATCTGTGACGGGGATGGTTCTTGATGTGAAGGAAAGTGTTAGGAAAGTATTCGGAAATTTTGTTGATGGGTTTGTAGACCAGCTTAAGAAGAGTGGATTGAGTTGGGAAGATGTGGTGAATATGCTCTCTCAAGGTTGATTAAATAGGTAGCTATAATTATTTCTGTGCGGAAGAGTATTGTGGAAATGGTACTCTTCCGCTTTTTTAGGTTGGAACATTAGGGTTCACTACCGTAGTGTTCTATTTGAATAGCTATAGTTTGTATGGCTATTTATTATTTTCCTTCTTGTTGGGTGGGCGAATAAAATCGCCCACTTTATTCGAAATTATAATATGGGGGCACGGAAATGGGGTAGACGTAAAAATCAATTTATCTGATATGATTTCAAAAATTAGATTATATACTAAAAATGTTATGAAGGATATCGCTGTAAATATTCGTGATGACATTACTAATACTACAGCAGACGCATTAGATCAATTTTATAATGATTATACTCCAAAAATATATAAGCGTCACTGGGATATTCATAATTTTATAAATAGGGGAGACAGATTAAAAGTAAACAGTTTTAAAAAATATTATGTTCATGCATCTACAGGCACGTATAAAGTAGGAGTGCTATTGTCTCCATATGCAGATGCAAAGCAGTATAAATCCCCTATGAAAGACGTTTATTCTGGAAGTGTTGAGCAGGTCTTTTATTCTGTTTATCACGGGTTTCACGGACTTCCCACAACAATACATAGAATGACACCTACTCCATTAGAAATTATTGAGAATAAACGAGATTATATTATAAATCATCTACAGGATTACATCGATAAGTCAGTAAAAAAATATCAATATATATTAGAGCGATAGGATAGGTGGTGAAGTAAATGGCAAATAGTATTGTTATTGATATTTCGATAAAGCATGATATAGAAAAAGCGATAAAAATGCTTCAAGACGAAATAGGAAGTTTTGAGGGTATAGGAAAAAGATTAAACTTATCAAAACCATTGCAAGCAGAATTAGAACGCTTAAGAAAGGAATTAGAAGATTTAAAAAAAGAATCTTCGGATATGTTTGCCAATTTATCTATTGGCAAAGTTGATACTTCTGAATTTGAAAAGTTCAGAAAGAACATTGAAAAGAGGCTTAATGGCATATCCCAAAATTTTGATAAAGTTGGACAAGAGCTGAAGAAAGTAACTGAACAAGTTAATTCGTTAGATGGTTCTTCGGTTGCAAAAACTGTTAATGAATGGGAAAAGAAATTTGAGAATCTAACTGCTCAAATTAAAAACAGCTACAAAGCTTTATCTGATTTATTTAAACTATCTGACAAGCAAGGAATAACAAAAATTTTTACAACAGATGATTCTTCTATTACTGCATTAGAAAAACAGTTAAAGCGATATAAAGATATGCAGGCACAAATAGAAGCAAGCTATAATACAAAGAATATGCCAAAAAATGTATCGAACGATACAAAGAAAGTGGCATCAGAGATTCAGAAGAATATACAGCAATTAAAAGAACTTTCGGACAGTTATAATTATATGGTAAAAAATATTAACAATCCGAAAGTTGGTGTTGATCCAAACGAATTAGATGATACACAGGAAAAAATAGTATCGCTCAATAGCGAATTACATAAATTAATTAATTTATATAACACTCTTGATCCTAAAGTTGACGCTGAGTCATTATTTCCTGATGTCTATGAGATTGAGGCAGTTGTTGACAATATCGAACAGCGAGTAGAGACATCGATTGTTTCTTTGAACAACAAGATTGCTAATTATAGTAAATCTGTTTCAGCTAATATTAACCAGACTGTTAATACAGACACATTTCAATTAAAAAATGGAAAAATTGAAATTCCGATTGTACTTGACGATACCTCTTCTCAAAAGTTATTGTCCACAGCAATGGATGCTGTTACATATGTCCAAAACAGATTAAAAGACAGTCCTTTGACAGTAAGCGTCAAACTTGTATCTGGGTATAAAACTAAAGAACGTGAAGAAATATTATCTCAAATGCAAGATCAAATAGGGAATATAAATGATGAGGAAATAAGAACCAAATTAGAATCCTTACGAAAAAACATTGCAGATAAATTTCTTAGAGATATTAGTATAAATGTTCATACAAATGTTGGTGAAACAGAAGGGAAAGTTAAAAGGGCATTATCAGCTATTGCCGCCGAAGTAAAAAAGCAAAATTTTAATGTTTCTCCAACGTTTAATGTTTCAGATGCCGAAAAGGAAAAGCTAAAACAACAATTATCTGACCTTTCAAATACTTTAACTTTTAATTTAACAGATGAGGCGAAAAAAATATCCGCAGCGTTACTCAGGATATTAAACACTAAAAATATTGATACTTGGTCTGAGCATTTTAAATCGAAATTAAACGAGATATCATCTCAGCTTGATTCAATATCAAACAAGTTTGCAAATTCTTCTATTGCTTCAAACAGTGACGTTGATGAATTTGAGAAAATAATACAAGCATTACATGATATACAAGAATCGCTCATCTCAATTAATTCTACAATGATTTCTGTATATGAATTGGATGATGTAGAAAAACATTTTGATGCAATAGCAGAAACTATTAGTGAGTTAAGAGTTGCGATTCAATCTTTAGATTTTTCTCAAGTGACAGTGAATGTTAGCCAGATGAGTAATATAGACAGTATGTTTGAAGCAATGCGTGAACGTACTGAAAAACTGGCAAATGAAACTAAAAATCTAAATCTTACATATAATGCTACAAAACAGGGCTTAAATGAACTAATAGTTGAATACCAAAGATATCTTGATTTAGGTGGTACAAAAGCATTTGGTGAATTAGGTACTAATAAGCAAAGCGATAAATTAACGAATTATTATAATGCTAATAAAGATAAAGTAATTGATGATTCATTGCAGAATAATAACTTATCAAAAATAGTTGGTGATTTTGATAGTGCAACAAAAAAGATTGTTGACAATAAAACGGTATTACTATCAACTATAGATGAGGAAATTACAAAGATATCTGATCTGATATTACACTTAGACAAAATAATTAAATCGATTGATCGGTTAAATACTTCAACGAATAAATTAAATTCCGATGGAATTAAAGCAACGATTGAAGCGTTAAAGTCATTGCCAGAGATAAGTAATATTCCAAATTTTGAAACGTTAAAGTCATTGGTTAGGATTAAATCTATTACGCCAGAAATGGGGGAAAAATTTAAACAAGCTTGTAGTGGTATTGCCGATGGTATAAAACTATTAAAAGATAATGTTGTAAATCAAGATATTAGTTCGTCCAATGTTATTTCACAAATCAATGATATATTAAAAAAATCATCTGAGCTACGTGATTTAGCCACTATTATAAATAAAGCGTATAAAAGTTTGCAATCTGGAAAAGTTGGGCTAAACATTACTAATGATTCAAATTATAGTGATAATATAAATAGTATTGATAAAAAGCTTCAGAACAGTTCATATGATAAAGTAATTCAAAAATTTGAAAAAGACTTTTCTCAATTCGAAGCATTACCTGACGGAGTTCGGTCTAGTATTGATTTATTGAAACGCAGTATCGTTGAAATGAGTGATACTACTCTTTCTGCTATAAAAAGAATAAAAGCGGAAAATATTTTTGATGAGACTAGAGAAAAATTAGATCTTTTATTAAATGATTTAAAATCAAACAATCCTTTTAAAGAGCTATCTCCTAAGAATACAGGATATCAATTTACCGAGTATATCACAGTATATAATAGTCTTGTTGAAACTGCAAAAAAATATAATGATATACAAAAGAATATAGCTTCTGCGAAACCTGGTGATCCAAATATTAGAAAATGGAAACAAGAATCAGAAGATTTAGATAAATCAATAATAAAATTAAAAGCAGATTTGGATAAAACACTTGTTGGAGAATTTGGTGAAAACATCGGAAAAATGTTTACTACATTAAATTCAGATATAACAAAGGCATTCACAAACTTTAAATCAGCTGGAATGGATAAAACATTTTCTGTTGTTTTCGATGAAGCCAGAAAGAAATATGAAGAACTACAAAGAGCGATTGATAAAGGTATTAATTTTGAGGCATTTAAAAGTAAAGCATATGATATATTGAATATGCTTAATTCCACATCAAGGTACATGAGTGATGGAACGTTGTTCAATAATGGGCAGCGATTTAATACAGCAGCTGATGCATTAAAGCAGTTCAGAGAAGAGGCATCCAAAGTCGGTACTATTACAAAAGATTTTAACAACGAAACTGATAATAGTTCTGGTGCAGTTACAAAATGGAGTACGGTTGTAAGAGAAGCTGACGGCACTCTTAAGCGTATGACAGCAACGTATAATAATGTAACAAACCAAATGAGTATTAATACTAAAACTATTGGGAGTGAGTTGACTGGTCTTTCAGGTGCTATTGATTTGCTAAAAAAGAAATATAGAGAACTTGTTGTATATTGGACATCAAATTTATTGACACCACAAAGTTTTATTAGATACTTAAAAGGTGGTATTCAGATCATTCAGCAGTATGATGATGCTCTTACTGAAATGAGAAAAGTATCGGACGAAAGTCTTGATACTTTAAGAGAGTTCCAAAAAGAAAGTTTTAATTTAGCATCTGCTGTTGGCACTACTGGGTTACAAATTCAAAAGAGTGCTGCGGACTGGAAAAGGCTTGGAGAATCATTACAAGATTCAAAACAATTAGCACAAGACACTGCTGTATTATTCAATGTTTCTGAGTTCACGGATATTAATGAAGCTACCGAATCTTTAGTAGCAATGCGTCAAGCATATCGTGAACTTGGGACGATGGATATAATCGATAAACTAAACAATGTAGGAAATAATTTTAGTATCTCTACAAGTGGATTAGCGTCTGCTTTACAAAGATCTGCCAGTTCATTAAAAACCGCTGGAAACGATATTAATGAAGCAATAGCTTTAATTACAGCAGGTAACCAAGTGGTGCAAGACCCAGAATCTGTTGGCGCAGCAATGCGTGTTTTATCTCTTCGTTTAACTGGAACAAAGGTTGCGGTACAACAACTACAAGATCTTGGTGAGGAAACTGAGAATGTTGCTACAACTGTGGCGAAACTTCGTGACACCATTATGAGTGCAACAAAAGTAGCATCCAATGGATTTGCTGGGTTTGATATTTTAACCGAAAATGGTAATTACAAAAGTACTTATGAAATATTATTAGGTATAGCTGAAATTTACGATGAAATAATAGAAACAGATCAAAAGTATGGTAGTAACAATATTAATTTGTTACTTGAAACTATCGCCGGGAAAAACAGGGCGAATATAGCATCGAGTATATTATCTTCAGTTGACACACTTAAGAGTGTATATGAAACCGTGCAAAAATCTCAAGGATCTGCTGCTCATGAACTTGATGCGTACTTAGATTCTATATCTGCGAAGTTGCAAAACCTCACAAATGAAGTTCATGAATTCTGGACAGGCTTAATTGATTCTGATGTAGTAAAGTTCTTTGTAGAGCTAGGCACAAATATCATAAAAGTAATCAATTCAACAGGACAACTTCAAACCGTTTTAGTTGGTCTTGCAGCAGTTATCACTTCTAAACGTCTTGGTATGTTCTCTAGTGTTTTTGTAAATGGCAACAAACAGATACAATTATTTGGTAAGAACATCAAAGAAATTATCCCGTCTATTAAAAACTTTTTTGCTAACATTATTAATGGAATAAATAATAATGATTTTTCCAAGAGAAACCAATCTCTTATCACATCTATATTTGGTTTAAGCGATTCAACAAAAGTTAAATTAATGGATGATTATAATGCTGTTGCCGACTTGGCTAATGAACAGCATAAATCTTTTGCGAGTGTAGCAAAAGACCTAGGTGTTACTGATAAATATCTATTAAAATATATCAATTCAACTGAAGATGCTCAGAAATCGTCATCTGGTTTCTCTGAAATGTTGGGGAAAATAGGGGCTAAATCAAAATTAGGCAACATTGCTCTTGGTGCATTAACTGGAGGATTAAACATACTTGCTACAGTTGCACTAAACGCCGCTTTTAACTATTTTGTTGGATGGCTTGATAATGTAATGCATCGAGCCGAAAGGACAGCTGAACGAGTAAAAGAACTGTCTTCTGAGTTTAACGCACAAAGAGAAACTTTAAAAAAGCATAAAAAAACTGTAGACGAAATTTCTGATGAATATATTAAATTGTCTCAGGGAGTAGATAAGCTTGGAAGAAACCAAAGTTTAACATCTGAAGAGTTCGTTAGATATCATGAACTGACAGAGCAAATAGCTGAAATGTTCCCAGATTTAATATCTGGATACGATAGTCAGGGACATGCTATTATTAATTTGAAAGATAATGTGAATGCATTAACTGAAGCATATGAAAAAGAGCGTGAGGCTGCTAATGCCGCTCTTATTGCTGGTTCAAAAGATGTGCAAGAAAATGCAGAAGATAATATTATAAAAAGTACAAACGGCTTATCTGATTATGGCATTAATTCCGATCAATATTTTGATTATCTTGATTCTTTAATTGAAGCTTATTCAAAGGGAGCTGAAGAATATCAGAAGCGTTGGAATGAAATAGAGCAAGAGTTATCTACCATTGGTGTGCCGACAGATGTTTTATTTCAGGCATTTCAACCATATGATTTATTCCATGAATATGATTATACAAAAGAAATGCTACAATATATGGATGACCAATTTAGTTCAATTAACGATGTCTTTATTCAGGCATATCAAGATCGTATAGCATCCAACAGTAATCTAAATGTATTAAAAGATCTCGCAGGTGCATATTATGAATCAATAATATATACGGCATCTAAATCAGAAATGGACGCATCTGGAATTGGATTAATATCAGATAGTCAAGTATTTAAGGATTTTGGATCTATTATTGTCGGTAATATATCAGAAAACATTTTGCTTGGTCTTGATGAAGATCAGTCAATTGGAACATATGTAAAAGATATACTAGACAAAATTGCTTCTGTTATGATGGATAACGAGGCTGCGGAAAGCACAAAAACTATATTAGATGAGCTATTTACGAATACTATATTTAATTCAGATGGAAGCATATCTGATTCGTATACTGCTTCCGCTGCACAGGAATATATAAAGACACGTCTTGATATTATCAAAAATGTTTTTCAACTAACAGATGAAGAAATAGCTGGATTGTATGAATCTTCTGGTTTTAACAAAGCGCAAGAGGCATACGAAGCATGGATGACCCAGTGGAACTGGATAAGTCAAATTTTGCCAGAGTTTATAGAAGACGATCAGGCATATGATAAAGTAGAGGCATTCTTAAAAGAAAATGGGATTAACACTGCATCTGAAATAACAGAGTTTTTTGCAAATATTCGTAAGGCTTTAGAAGAAGGAGCTACTTCTTGGCAGGAAGCAACTGATAAATGGATTGAAGAACGTGACGCAAACTTAAAAGGTGATGATTCTAAATCACCATTCTCTTCCCTCTTCTCCGCAGACTCTGATGCCAAAGATACAATCTCCGCTTTCAAAACAAACATCAAGCAACTTGGTGAAGCAATTGCCAACTTCCAAAGTCTGTCTCCAGAAGAAAAGACAAACATCTTTGAAACCTATGCTGTTGGTCTTGAACAAATGGGATTCTCTGGTGAGTTGACAGTAGATGCGCTTCAAGCACTGGCTAATCAGCAGTGGGAAACTGTAGACTCTTTGTTCGATGGTGTTGAAGGTGCGGACGAATATAGGAAAGCTCTTAAAGCATTAATGGATCAGGCGATGAATACGGGAGCTGGATTCAAAGGAAGTCTTGAAAGTATTGGTAAGCAAACTGCACCAACAGCAATTCCAAGTGAAACTACAATGGGAATGGATGCGTACATCATTGCTATGGACGCATACAATAAGCAAGTTGCCGAATACGAGAAAGACCAAAAGAAACTCACAGATTACACCCGTTTCTTCACAGATGCCCAAAAGACGGCTTGGGTAACCGCAACATCTGGAGCAGAGACAGCTGACGAAGCAATTCAGAAATGGGAGCAACATCTTGCTAACGTACCGCTTGATAATCTTACTGACATCCTCAATGACGAAGAATTTCAGAGTGTAAAGAGTGCTGCTGAAGAGTTGGGTGAAATTATTGCGGATGGAATTCAGGGCGATGAAACACATACGCTTCTTGAAAAATGGGGACTAACTGAAGCGGAACTTAATAATGGAGCTGCACAAGAATTACTGAAGTGGCTTAATAGCATTGTTGAAATGTATGCCTTAAAGGGTGGAGAAGCCGGACAGGAATGGTTTAACGGTTGGGTAAGTGAACAAAAGAAGGGAACGTTTAGCCAAATCATTAATGCTATGGCTGATGAATCTGGTAGAGATAGGGTTAATGAGTATAAGAAGATCAACGATCAAGCCAAGCTACTTTCCAACACAGAACGTGAACTCTTTGTTAAGAATTATAAAGAGGGCGATACATTTGAAAAGGTGCTTCAGAAAATTGAAGCTGATTATAAGGCATTAGATAACCTTGATTTCCCAGATCTTTTAAATAACGAACTCTTCTCTTCTACTCGTGAAGAAGCCGAAGAATTATCAGCTATTCTTGAGAATGGTGTTACTAGCGAAGAAGGTACGACTCTTCTTGAAAAGTGGGGATTTACAGACGAAACTCAAGCACAGGCTGAATTAGAACGACTGACACAACTTGTGATGGATGCTGCGAAATCAGCTGGCGCTCAAGGTGCAATGTGGGGTTCCAACTGGTTCAAGGGAATATTTGATAGCAAGAGACAACTGAGTTTGTCTGACCTCTTTGACTTTGAATTTAGTTATGAAAAGGATGGAAAGCAGATTACTCAGACGCTTGATGCGTATACGAGTGAGATTGTTTCTAAGGCACAGACTATTGGAAATACTATTGCGGCGGTAACGAGTAAAGCTACTGATAGTAATCATCAGACTTGGGCTGATATTTTCGGTGATGCAGATACATTAAGAGAACTAGAGGCGGTAATTCCTGGTATTACAACTGAAATTGGCAAAGCAACACAAAATGAAAGCTATTCAGCTACGGTAACGAACATACTGGTTGATGCAATGTCTAAGCTGTATGATGAGTATTCTACGAATACTTCTACTATCAGAGAAAATAAAAATCTTACAGAAGAAGCTTCTGATGCTCTTGATCGTCAGAATCAAATTGTAAAAGAGGCTACTAGTTATAATATAGCATTAAAGAATGGTCTTAGAGATGTTGCTGATAACCTTGACAGTATTTATTTCGATGGTGCGTATGATTCTGCAAGATCCTTCGGACAGGCTATTGAAGATGTTAAAGGTGAGCTTGACACTCTTAATAATGCTTATACTCAGCTTATTGACGGTAGTCTTAGAGAGAACTCTGTTGAATTTAAGAACCTTGTTGTAGATCTAACAAATCAATTCCCACAACTTGTAGGACACACCGACTCTGTTTATGAATTGGCTGCAGCTGTTGCTGAATTAATGGGAACGAAAAGTGATAGCTTTATCGTTATGCTTGATGAACTTCGTAACAGAGAAGGAATTCCTGACGAGCTTCGTGCAAAGATTGATAATGTTCGTGAGTCATTCCAGAAATTAGGTAGTCAGCCATTCTCTATGGACAATGCTATTAGTGTCATCAAGAATGCCAGACAGGAATTAAACCAACTTGCTGACTTTATGCATCAGGTTAACGAAACTGGTCTTCACCTTGACATCGATGCTACGGATGATGTTTATAATCTTTATCCAGAACTTTTAAGGAATGCAAAGATTTACAGAGACGGTACTATCGAACTTAACAAAGATGTTTATGAAGCTTTTATAGCTGCTAAACAGGCTGAAGTTCAAGGTGATATAGACGCACGTATTAAGGAACTCCAGGCTCGTAATGAAGTCTACAGACGTATGATGGAACTTGAGCAAAAGAAGGTTCAGATTGCGAATGAAGCTATGAAAGCTACATCTCTCATCGCAATGCAAGGAGCAATGAATGAGATTGCTGCAATTGACGAGGAGTTAAAGGCTGAAGCTGAAAAGAATCTTGACGTTGCTCAGATGGATGCTGACACTACTCAGCAGAAAATTGACAACTCTGATCTTGAGACAAAGAATGATGTAGAGAACCTACAAACTCAAGGTGATGCTTTTGCAGAAGAAGCAACACAGGAAAGCAAGGTTGACGAACAGAATGTTCAGGATCAAATAGATCGAGATGACGATGAAAAGGGTAACTTCATTACCAACATGCTTGATAAGGTTAAAGCATGGTTTACTGGCGCTACAGAAATTAGTGACGCTGATGCTGATTTGAACGAACAGGAACAAACGAATTCAGCAAAGACAAGTGAGACACAGCAAGAGAACGACATCGCTGCCGGAAAGACTGCATTAGGTGTAATGGGTGAAGTTTCAAACGCTGATAAAGAAACATCCGAAACGATGGCTGGTAACAGTGAACAGCTGAAGACAGATATAACCAGCGATGGCGATGAAACTGGATCTGCCATTGTAGACGGTATCAATCAAACCGATTCGACTTTTGCCGGAGCTGCATATAACGCCGAGAGTAATATGGCTCAATCTGCTGAAGCCATTAAAGGAACTATTAACAACCTGATTAATCTTTCCCATCAATTTGCAGATGCTTATGCAGCAGCCGCTCAAGGTAAGAGGGCTGGTAATACAACTGGTGTTGTTGGCGTTCTTGGCGGTATGCTTGGTGGATTAAAGCAGGGGTTTAGCTCTATCAAGAAAGGTCTTGGTGGTGTATTTGATTCATTTATGTCACCATTCAAGAGTACTGCATCTTCTATTGGTAGTTGGTTTAGTGGTAGCGGTAGTGGTAGTTATGGATCTGTTAAGAAAGATCTTTGGACAACAATGACAGATGGCATCAAGAAAGGTGTCGATAATCTTACGGGTGCTTTTACTACTGCTAGTGAAAAGGCAGCAGAAGTAATTGAGGGTATTGGAGACGGTGCGAAGACAATTGTAACCAAGGCTCAAGAGTTCGGTATTAAACTTACTACCGGAATTAAAGACGGTGACGCTTTAAAAGCTGTGACAACCGCTATAATGAAAGCAGGAAATTGGATTGCAGAACATTCAGGTGCTGGTAAAATGGTGTCTGAAGAGATAGCCAATAGATATGCTGAACTCGTTGCTAACTTAAAGAATATTGAAAAGAATTCTCAAGATAAGATTGCCGCTTACGCTGATGAAATTGCCAAGAACGAAGAATTAATTGATTGGCTTAAAGCTAATGGTGGTTTAGAAGTCAAAGATATCTATGGCAATAAGTATGGCAATGATGGTAATGACAACGGCGGTAATGATGGTGGTTCCAGTGGTCGTGATTCCAATCCTGATGGTGGTAGCTCCGGTCGTGACGGAGATAACGGTCAAGAAGACAAAGAAGAAGAACAATATTCAGAGATGATTGACTGGATTGAAGTTCGTATTCAGCGTCTTGAGCGTGTAATCAATAAACTTGACAAAGTTGCTGGTAACTCGTTTGAGAATTTCCAGACGAGAAATAAGGCTATTGGAATGGAAATTGAGGCCGTCAAAGAGGAGTTTGATGACACGGCAAAAGCGTTCCAGAGGTATATGGCAGAGGCTGATGCAGTACCGTTAGATGAAGCATATAAACAGAAGGTACAACGTGGCCTCATCGATATAGAGACTATTACAGATGAGAATCTGAAGAAGAATATTGAAGAGTATCAAACGTGGTTAATCATAGCCACCTTACATGGTGACATGTATGTAAAATTTTATTTAATTGCTGGAAAACCCTTAGAGGTATATTACCACAACATAATGATGAGAAACGCATAAGTGTGATGGTTTAAAAAGTATATACATTGGGCAATCAGCAGCCAAGTCCTGATGAGGGAAAGGTTCAACGACTATCTCGTAAGAGAGTAGGTTCGCAAGCGATTGGCGAATCGAAAAGGTAAAGTACAAGTTAGTAAACATAATATATCCTCAGTGGGAGGATATATGATAATTGAAAATCAAAAAATACAAATGAAATGGAATAATAACAATAAAAAATGGTATGAACAGCACGGATATAATTTCACAAAAGTTGGTGATGATTTCTTTGTTTCACCAGAAGATTTGTCTACTGCATCAAGTAGGTGTGTAAGAGTAAAATGTGATTATTGTGGTGAAGAATATACGGCAAATTATGGTGCTTTAATAAAAGGACGCGCACATCTTAATAAAGATGCATGTTGCCATTGCGCATCTAAAAAAGCAAATGAAATTCACAGGAAAGAAAAGGCATCTAAGATGTTTGAGAAAGCAAGAACAATTGCAAATGATAATAATTATACTCTTCTTTCAAATGAAGATGATTATACAGGTGTTTTTATGAGAATTAAATATATATGTAAAAAGCATGGAGTGCAAGAATGTTCTTTAGATAATTTTATACGTGGACATGGATGTTATTTTTGCGGAAGAGAAAATGTTGGTGTTAAATCAAGAACGGATATAGATGAAGTAGAAAGAATAATAAACTCTGCAAATGAAAATGTATTATTAAATAAAGAGGATTATAAGGATGCGATTACACCAAATTTAAAAATTCGTTGTTCCTGTGGAAATATATTCATAGCATCGTTACACAATTACACAAAGAAAGAATCGCCAACAAATAGGTGTAGAATATGCTCAAAAAATATATCACAAGGGGAAAACATTATTTCTAAATTTTTAGAGTGCCATAATATCAAATATATTCCAGAAAAACGTTTTGAAGATTGTAGAGATAAAAAGACATTACCATTTGATTTTTATCTTCCGGATTATAACTGCTGTATAGAATTTGATGGTGAGCAGCATATAAGACAAGTATTCACTGAAGAATCGTTTAAAAACACTGTAAAACACGATAAAATGAAAGATGATTATTGTAAGAATAATAACATGAAACTAATTAGAATTCCTTATAAAAATATGAATAACATAGAGGATATATTAAAAACGGAGTTATGTATAACTTAATAACTTGTACAAGATATAGTCTAATCTCATGGGAAACCATGAGCGGATAATAATCCGGCTTAGTGTAGCGAACTAAGTAAATATAAATGATGAAAAAGCTCTTTCTATGAATGATGAACTTTATGTTCTCGCCCAACGCAGTTCTGAACTCTACAAACAAACCTTCGAAAACATTCGTTCGCAAGCAGACGCTATTGTTGGCGTAATGGAAAAATCCGTTCAGATGATCAACAACGCAATCTCCCGCACTCAAACTCAGGGATATTTAGTTAGTGAGAACTATTATAATGCCATGATTGAGAATGCGGAACGTCAGCTTGTTGAACGTGAAGGAGAACGCAGACAACTTATTGCCCAATTCCAAAAAGCAGTTGATGATGGTGCTGTAGAAATGTATTCGGCAGAATGGTACGAGTGGAAAAATTCCATAGATGATGTCACACTGTCTATAGATGAACTCACCAACTCCATCGTAGAGTACAATGATCAGATTCGTCAGATTCAATGGGATAACTTCGATCTTATGCAGTCTCGTATCTCTGACATGAACAGCGAGGCTCAATTCTTAATTGACTTGATGTCAAATGAAGAGATGTATAATGACGAAGGTTATATTACGAACCGTGGTATTGCCATAAAGGGCATGCACGGATTGTTATATAACACCTATATGTCCCAAGCTGATGCATATCATGACGAGATGCTTCGTATCAACGAAGAGTTAGCTAACGATCCTAATAATACTAAGCTTTATGATCGTAGACAACAACTTCTTGAATTGCAACAGGAGTCTATAAAAGCAGCCGAATCTGAGAAGCAAGCACTAAAGTCCTTAGTAAGTGACGGTATTCAAAAAACACTCTCTGCTCTCCAGAAGCTTATCACTGAATATGAAAATGCAATTCAGAAGCAATACGATATGTATACGTTTAGCCAGAACGTTGGAGATCAGACCAAGAACATTACCAACCTTCAGAAGCAACTTGCATCTCTGTCTGGTGATGATTCTGAAGAGAACCGTAAGAAGTTACAGGAACTGAATAATTCTCTCGCAGACGCACAGCAATCATTAGAGCAAACTCTCTACGAACGCCAAATTTCCGATCAGAAAGAGATGCTTGACGATCTCTATACTAAGTTCGACACGGTTCTGAATTCTCGTCTTGATAATCTTGATGTTCTTCTCGCGGAGAATATCGCACAGATCAATATGTCCTCTGGTCAGATTGCAGATACTCTGAATGTCGTAACTGGTGACGTAGGTTATAGGATTCAGTCTGGTGTTGATAAGATCTTCAGCCAAGCGAACGATCAACTTATGCCAGCTCTTGCTACATACACATCAGAGTATATGACTACTCTCTCCAATGAACAGGCACTTACCAATGATGCTATTACCGGATTGAAGACTGGTGTAATTGCGAACATCACTGCAAATGCTGGAACCATTAGTGGTTACATCAACACTATGGCTG